GGCAGGCTTAGGTCTCGCACCTTAAAATTAGCACTGGCTGGGTCTGCCCCAAGGCCAAATCCAGAATATGAACTACTCAAATAACCAGTTCCAGAATATTCATTAGGGGGATTGGGGATACAAACATAGGGCGGTAGGTTGTTTCGTGGGCCAAATTCATGCGACACCACAGAGCCTATGCTTGGATACTGAAGTGCTGGGCTGGGACGATAGCCAGTGAACATGTTATGAGTTCCACGTTCGTGAGCCGCTTCACCATGAGTCATGGATCGACAAATGGCAATCTTATCAGCTATCTTTGCTGTATGTATCATTGTCTCATTAAGTCTGACTCCGGCAACATTAGTTTGAATACTACTCATCGGCCCACGATATTCAAGTGGAGCGAAGGGTTTCGGGTCCCAAGTCTCTTGGTGAGCAGATCCTCCGGGAAGGTAAATAAATATAACGCTTTTAGCCTTCCCTTCTTTGCTCTCATAGAACTTCTGGTCTCCACGAGCTTCTTGTATGCGGAAGTAGTCCGATAGAGAAAGTCCTAGCCCACCTAAGAATCCAACCTGCATAAACGATCTGCGACTTTGCATCTTTTTCCAGTCCATTATCTTACCTTCTTATAAATCTGTTTCTATCTTCTAACGTTATTATCTCTCTATTGTTTAGTTCTGAGTCATAGAGTGTGTGAGTAGTAATTATCCACTTAAATGACACATGTCTCATTATTTCGCTTGTAAAGTCATAGTATATACATGCCCATCCTTTTTTGGCTTTTGAAATGGCGGTCTTAATGATTCGTGTTTTTTCAAGGTGGTTGTTTTCAACGACCACATAGTCTCTTACTACAAATCCAGAGCTTCTCCTGCTCGATCCTGTTCTTTGTCTCGTGTTAGGGTCTAGCACTGGAGTAAGAATAGAATCTCTCCATTCCCACCAAACATACTGAATCATTCTTAACTTAGTTTCCCCCGTCGTGTCGTCTATTTTATATACATGATTTATCTCAAGGTAGTCACAAGACTCATACACTACAAGTCTTTCAGGTTTTCCCGATGAAACCAAGGCAATAGATAAGATTGCTAAAGCAATCGCACACAGCCTCTTTGTAACGCCTTTCATTTTTTCCCCACTGGAATTAAAGTTCTACCGTTCTTTTTGTAGATACCTTTAAATTCATATTCATAAACCTCTCCGGTCTTGGGGTCTTTGTACTTAAAGGATGCGACGTCCTTCTCGGTGGGGACGCATTTTCCATCTTTTTCTACATACCCTTCGTTACAGTTGGGTGGGTATCCTGCTTTGTCGTCTGACTTCGACTTGTACTGCATAAGAAGAAAATCCGCCGCCTCGATAAGACTAATGTATTCTGTAGCCTTGCTCGTGCAAATAGCAGACCTTTGGGGTTGGTCTGGATATTCATTCTTCATAACGTCGTCGCTCATACAGCGAGACATGAATGTCTTAGGGTCTTCGCCCTTTTTCTTGGATGGCATTGGCATTGTTTTTGCTCCTTTCGTGTCTTAAATTTCTTTTCTCTATTTTTTCTAACTTACGGCTCTCACGCTTCATAAATCTATCTAGTTTATCAAACCCTGACACAGTGCCAGAACCGGCGATAGTAATAACTAGAATAAGTAACATCCTTGTAAGCTTATTCATAACAACTCCTTAATTATATTTCTGTCATTTATCCAAATATCCATCCCAGTTTCCACCAAGCCAACAAAAAGATAGCTGATGCAACTAAAAAAAATAATATACCTGAAAGATGAAAGGCAGCCATTAGTGGTTTTAAAAATTTCACTTTAGTTATAGTCCCGTTCAATTGCTTGAAGCCATTGGAGTTGTAAAAACTCTATAAATAACCCTTCGTCCATTTCAAACTCGACTTCACCGTTTTCATCTATAGTGACTGATATATCTTTATTTTCAGATGCTAACTTTTGTAATTCCAATATAAAGTCAGGTTTATCTTTCATGCCAATCTCTTTTATAGTATGACCTTAGCTTCACCTTCTAACAAATATCTTGGACGGCCACCATTATCTGTTCTCATAGTTTGTTTGTCTATTCCAAAGTGATCAAACAGAGTCGCTTGAAGATCAAGTGGGCCAACAGGATTTTCTATCGGGCTATATGACCTGTCTGCTACCCCAATGGTTCTGCCAGACTGGTATTCCCCACCAGCCATAAGCATTGGGGTAATTGAAGGCCAGTGATCCCTGCCTGAATTGGCATTGATTTTAGTTCTTCCAAACTCACCAGTAACAACAAGAATAATTTTCTCATTTAGCCCACGATCCCAAACGTCTTGTAGGAATCCAGCTATAGCCTTGTCAACTGGGGGAGCTTTAGTTTTCATGGCTGTAGAGATAGTGCTATGCATATCCCACCCACCATAAGTAAGGGTTATGAAACGGGTTCCGTGTTCTGCAAGTCTTCTAGCAAGAAGCAGTTGTGTTCCTATGGCGTCGGAACCATAAAGAGCCTTTGTTTTTTCATCTTCTTTATCTAGATCAAAGGCGTCTTTAGCAGACCCAAGAATTACATCATAGGCTTGGCCCTTATAGAACTCTGAGGACTCTGCCCCATTGCCAGAAATTCTAGTTGCGTCCAGAGCATTTAACAAGCCCTTTCTGCTGGTGAACCTGTTCATTTCTATTCGGGGTGTAAGATTGTCTTTATTGGATGGGTCAAAAGGTTTATATGCCCCTCCAAGCCAAGACCCCTCGTCTCCTTCTATCTTTCCTTGTTTGACATAGGTGGGCATGCCGTTTTCTGAATGATTAGTTCCATAGACAGCAGACACGATAGACCCAAAAGAAGGGTGCTTTGTCATAGACGTAGTAGTTCTATCTGCGTTATAATGTCCAGTCATCATAAAGTGAGTTCCCTGCCTGTGGGAAGAGTCTTTATGGCTGAAAGAGTTTATTACGTTTAGCTTGCTCGTATGTTTGGAAAGCTCTTTCCAATCAGCACCAAGAGAGATGTTAGTTTTTGAATCATATATCCTACCATTTACCGGTTGCCATTCTGAAGGAACATTATCTAACGGGGCGTGAAATGTTTCAAACTGAGTCGGGCCTCCACCAAGCCATAGCCAGACAACTGTTTTGTCTTTATACGCGACGGCTCCATCTTGCGAGAAAGCCTTGTCAGAAAGACCAACAGCTGACATCCCTGCCCCAATTCCGCCGACCCGTAAAAAATCTCGCCTATTGTAGAAAAAATCTAACATTTTACGCCTCTCTGTGCTTGTTAACCGGGTGCTTCGTAATAGCCTATATTGAATCCTTCTCTAGTGCACTCTTCTAAGGTCTTCTGCATACCGTGTTTTTTAAGGTGCTCCTCTATATATATACACATTTTTTGGTCAGTTTCGGGCCAATCATTTTTACAAAAATGGCACAGGGACTTACATTTCCAGTGAGTTCTATTCTGAGATAATAGTTTTGGGGCGTGGTTTTGCTTAATTTCCTCAAATCTAACCCGTAGCATCTCCAAAAATCTCGCTTCGTCACTCTTGTCGAAGGGCATACTAAAAGGCTGAGGGTCTATCTTGCCGTCTGTATCTTTGCAAAAGAAGATACTCATAATTCTGTTTGGAAAATCTGGATAGAGCTTGGAGATGGCATAATAATAGAGAAGGAGTTGTGGATCATTCATTAGTTTTTCAAAGTTCTTTTCTTCACCAGTAGCCCAATCAAGTCGCCGCCCTGTTTTCCAGTCAATCACCTCTATTGTATCGTCTGAAACTTTAGTAACTAGGTCTATAGTTCCTTTTATTGCCAGTTGCCCTTCAAGAACTTCACCATTTGGCATTTCATACTCAAATTTAGCCCAATCTTCTTCAATTGCAATGTCAAAGTGAGGTTCTGGGTGGTGGATATCTCTATTACGAGGGTCAAATTGGCCATCGTTATGCTTGAGCATAAGCCAAGTTATCTTAGATACCTCTTTTCTGTCTGCGGGTCTCCACGTATGCTTAGAATTTTTACCATACGATTCAAAGCTTAAATCAGCTATAGCCTCTACACAATCATCCGTATAGAGATCGTCTTTTGAAAACTTCACCGCACCAATTGCATCATCATTCACTTTTAAGTACTTAACGCGAGGCTTATCTTGCTGATACTTTTTAAGACCAGCAAGAACCTCCATCACTTTGTGCACAATTGTGCCCAGTTCAGCCTTTTTACCACTATCAGACTGATGCCCAAGTACATATGTAATAAAATATTGCATCTGACAATAGGCGTAGTTGTTATAGCTTGAACTTCTAACGTAGGTAATTAACATGTTTCCCTCTGCATCTTTGTATAAAGAGACTTGACCTTACTCACAAGAGCGTCAATATTACCCTCTTTATTATCAATATAGTGTTTGAAATTATAATTATCTAGAGCAATTTCGCTGGGGTGGTTATCTTCTTTGATTACTCTAGTGAGCCTAATAACAGTTCCTCCTGCGTCCTCTATTGCTTTTGCCTCGTTTGGAAATCTTACATCGGCAATAATGGCTAATTCAGATTGTTCCTGTGTCATTTTTTTGATCGTGCTATTTACCCAAACTGAGCCGTATATCTTACGCATTATATCTGTACCAAGGACTTGCATAAATTCGCGGGCGGTCATTGGGCCTTCTTTCCAACCCCTGCTTTTTTTAGCATCGACCGGTAAAAGCTTTTTCATGAAGCTAGAATTAATTGCCTTTGGCATGTTTTCCCATAGTAAGTGTTTTTGCTTCTTGTTTTTTTGATTGTCTGTACCCCACAGTGACTCAGTAGGGATATCGAACAACTCTTGACATATGGATTTTAAATTATCTGCAAAGCTATAAAGCTTAACAAAAGGCCACATGTTGTATTCCGCGTAATCAACAAACGCTTCATCCCGTCTGGCTATATCGAATTCTCCCCACCCTTCGTTGCCTCCTTCGTCACTAGTCAAAACGGTTAGTTGGCCGTTTGCACCAATGTCGAATTCCTTGAGAGCCTTTTGTTCTTTAAGCACTATCCCGTGTAGTATGTTGGCAGCGGTGTTTTTCCCGCTTTGTTTTCTTCCCGAAATACCAATAATTTTCATTAGTAACATCCTCGCAAATCTATTAAAATTTCACTCTTTATTTTTTCTGTCTTCATGTCTCCCAGATCCTTGGTATGCATCTGGGGGAAGGTTAGGTTAAATAACCTGCTCATGCCCCTGTTTATCTTTATCTTTGATTCTCTACCAGCCTGATCGTTGTCCGTTAAAATTACCAGTGCGGTGATTCCGCTTTTTATTAAAAGGGATTTTTGGGTTTCAGAGATGTCTTTTCCAAACAAGCCAACCGCGTTTTTGACACCAGCTTCGTGTAGCTTCCAGACGTCTCCCTGCCCCTCTACTAAAAACATGCACGACTTTTGCTTAGCTGCTTCAATTGCATTGTCATAATTGTAGAGGTAATCAGTTTTTCTTAAACCTTCGGAAAATAAATATTTCGGTATCATCCAGTTTTTTGTTGACCTTGCTATATATCCAACCTGATCATTTTTGAAATGAATGGGAATAATTGATCGATTACGCATGGGGGAAAGCCTATCTAAACAATCTTCTACCATGAAATGCTGAAGGGTTTTAGGCCTGAAACCTCGTATCTCAAAGTATGGCGAGCTGCCACAGGTAACAACTGGCACAAACCGGCTGGCAGAGTCCTCTCTTTTTCTTTTCTTTTTAAAAATTTTAACAACGTTGCTAAAGGCATCACCTTCCGTAGCTTTTGGTTTAACGTTAGCATGGGTTTTTGCACCGTCTACATTATAAAGGTTACAAATATATCTTAGTACATCTGAAAACGTGGATGGTTGATCGCTTGACGACAACACTCCTCCGACAAAACCGAAGATGTCAGTGTTGTACTCTTCATGACACCCACGCGTCCAGCATCTCCAAGCTTGCTTTGTGAGTGATATGGACAATCCCTGCTTATTATCGCTACCCTCATGGATCGGGCAGCACATAAATATATTATCCGCAACCTGCTCATACTCCAAGCTAAAATTGTCTAAAAGTATCTCTGGGTTGTCGAAAATTATTTGTTTGACCTTCTGGAGGTCAAGGGTTTTAGCTCTTGCTTTTGGTGAACTCATACCATAAAAATCCCATATTGGCTGTTGCATATGCTAGCCATATTAGTGCGTGGGGAAAATCTTTTTGCCTTATGTTATCCACAGCACAGGCTATATAACAAAGGGTGGAAATCGTTATTGCGTATGTTACTAACATGTTTTAATACCGCCTTTAAACTTCATATTTAATCCTCCTCTTCTGCGTCAAATGGTAAATCTGACCCCTCGATAACGCCCCCTTCGGGAGACGAGCGAATTTCATCTCTGGTTCTTAGTTCGTATAATTGTGCATGAGAACCAACCATGTTCATATTAATGTAATTGCCATCCAATAAACCGGCTCCATGTCTAGCTTTTAATGTTACTAGCTTTCTATTGCCTGCACTTGGGCCGTCCTCAGCCAGCTCCTCTGCTGATTTTAATTTAAATATGGAGAATGACGTGCACAACCAAATAAGCCTGTCAGAGCCGCTTACGGCGTCCGTAGACTCCTTTGTGATTCCGTCTCGGTTCAACTGAACGAAAGATAGACATGGGAAATCAAACTTAACCGCTAAGTTGTGAAGGTTAGTGATTTGAAACCCGAGAGCCTGATATTCTTGAATGTTGTGGCTAATAGAACCAGATGACATAAGTTTAAGATAGTCGTAAACAACTAAGCAATCGTTTGTTCGACCGTACTCATCTTGCCCCACATTTTGAATAACCCATCGTTTAATTATATTTATGATAGATTCAAACGGTGCTCCAGATACGCTTACGTAGGTGTACGGAATGTCCCTGATTTCTTCCATAGCCTTTTTGACCCTGATTAGTTTTTCATCGTCTTCGGAAAACTTTCCAGTAGCAACTTCTTCGATTGGTACACCGCTAATATTAGAAACGATTCTATTTAAATGGTCTTCTTTACACATCTCGGTATCCAGCATTAAAACTGGTATACCCTTACGAGCGTTGCTCAACGCGACGTTGTCGGCAAAAACAGATTTTCCAATTCCCGGTCGTGCAGATACAAGATCAACGCACTTTCTGCGTAACCCTCCTCCTATCACAGTATCAAAACGAGGGAAACCGCTAGATATACCGATTTGGTCACACTTGTTTTCGATTAGAAATTCTAGATACTCATCAATGTCATCGCCAAGCTTTTCTGGTTTTTGCCCAGCGTCGTCTTCACGCAGAAACTCCATGATTGGATTCTCCACGAGACCGATAATTTCATCAATACTTTCATCACCTTTAATTGAGCCTACATCTTTTCCAATCTTACTGGCGATGCGTCTCGCTTTTCTAGCAAATTCAAACTTCTTTATTTGTGCGGCAAAATGTACTACGTTCTCTTTCTTGATTGGGAATTCCATCAAGGAGTCGATATACTCTAGCTCGCTTTTAGTTTGAATTGTTTCTGATAAACTCAGCTGTTCGGCAGCAGATAAAATTGCTGGAAGATCAACCTGTGCCTCACTTTTTAGTATCTTCTCGACACACTTGTAAATCACTTGATTATTTTGATGCGTAAAACTACTATGACTTAAGAAGTCAGATATTTCAACATATGATTCAAGGCCATAGGCAAACAGGCCTGCCAAAACAGCACGCTCCGCACCTACATCCGCTAACTTAGAGTCCATTTTATCTTCCTGTGCAACGGTTACATCTTGTAAATTCGCCATATATTAGGCTTTGATTGATGTGGAAACTTTTACCACAAACGTGACACTCAACCATAACCTTGTTGGGTTTGCCTCGCTGTCGGGGTGTTTTCATTCCCTCAAATTTTTGATAGTCAAAATCAGTATCTTTCTCTTCGCCCTGATCTGTCCATTGATTCTTTTGGAACTTTACTGGGCTTTTTCTACTTTTACCCTTTTGTTTTCTGTTAACCGAAAAGTCTTCTTTGACCTTCGGGTGAGGAGGGGGCTTCGACGAACCTGTGTCAGATGCCTCTTCTTCTTGTGACGACAAGAGATCGTCTGTAAGTTTTTGTTTTTGCTCTGGGGTTAATGCCTCAAGCAGGTTCTTTAAAATATCATTCATCTTTTTCTACCTTTTTCCATTAGGATGTCTGCCTTTCTTCTTATATTATATTCTCTACTTACTATTTTTGCAAGTCTAGCCTTTGCTACGTCCTGCCATTCTTTAATCTTCCTTGCTAAGTCGTGACTTCTTAATATATTAGCAACCTTAATGTCGTGCTTTAAATATTCTCCAGCCATGTCTTGTATTTCACTTGAAATTATAATGTTGAGGTTGCCCTCACACCAGTTCACCACCGTTTCTTGACTAGCTTTCTCTGACGCTACGTGGTCAGCATACTGATACAACATATAAGCAAAATTAAAGCAGTCGTCTCTGGTTAGTCCGTCCATCTGTTTAAGGGACAGTGTGTCTGCTAAAGCAAATTCCTCGGAGAACTTTGTGGGTGCTAAATTCTTACAGGATATATAGGTATCTATTTTATCTAAGAATTCCTTTAATCTATCAGCGGCGTTCAAGTTGTTCCCTCCAATATTTTTCGGTGCTATCGTATTTTAAAACTATCAATTCAATACTATTAAGTTCGCACCACTCCGCCTTGATTCTATCTCTGGTTTGTGCTTGTAAAAACCCTGCCTTGCTTTTGTGAAAAAACGGTACGTACTTATAGTGCTGTTCTCCATGAACCTCTACGCCTATTTTAATATTAGGGATGAAGAAGTCGAGGTATAAGACAGATTTTTTTGCCGGATCTCTAGACCCAGGAAGTTTGACCTCTTCTAAAATGTTATAACCATTAAACACCTCGCTTATAATCTCTCTAGCAAGGACGTGATAACGGGATCTTTTGCTTCTGTGGTTCCTGATGTATTTTTTAAGATCGAGGTTATACTCCCGACCGTTAAAGCCTACCACTTTCATAGTAAGACTTCTTTGATTTGCTCATAAAGAAAATCACAGATGGTGGGGTTCTCTTCTAAAAAGGTTGTAACCCTTTCCATCCCCTGAAATTTAAATGCCTTTTCCACATCTTCCGCTTTATTGTCAAGCATCCAGCTTTTAATTACAGGGTCTTCTTGGTTTTCAATACAGCTGGTCATAGCATACCAAGCACCACTACGCTTTATTAGACTAAAGTCACAGCAGATTTGTGCAATCTCTTGGGCTTCATCAATTCCTACGCCGTAGCGAATCCAGCTTGCTGCTGTAGAATTTGGTATACCTCCAGCGGCAGATGTTTTAATGACCCAGTTTGCAACTTGGCCAATGTGATTACCACTATCTTTTGGGACTTCCCATTTGCCACGATGAGTAATTACCATATTCGTTCCGGCTTGATACTGGAGCATGTTTCCGCAGTCGGCCATCTTTGCGGGCGACCACCTACTTCCCCCCGTGTTGGCTATATTGTGGGTAACAAAAATAACGATTGCCTTCATTCTAGACACGTCACCGCTAATACGTTTAAAAAACATGGAGAGCAAGCGTGGCAGAGCGTTGCGAACTCCAGTACGAATTTCACCATCTAACTCGTCTTGTGGAACCATGCTGGATGTAGAGTCTACTATAGCAACAAGGTCTGGAGTATTTTTGATATATGTTTCTAGAATATTTAGATAATCTTCAGCTGACACTAGAGGTTTTGAGTCTGTGGCCTGAACAATCTTTATGGCATCAACGTCGAGATTTTTAATTCCCTTAAAGTTCTCTTTGGTTAGCCTTCCTTCGGTGTTGAAATAAAAGATGTTTTTCCCAAGACCCTGTGCCTTGGCTGCAAAATAGAGAGCTGTGGTTGTTTTGCCCGTCTTTGGGTCGCCTGTCATTACTACGCAAGTACCCTCCCTAATCCCGCCTCCCAAAGCGACGTCTAAAGCAGGAGAAATACCAAGAGTTTCAAAGCTCTCAAGCGTTGCAAGGACTCGACTTCCAGACTCAATTATATCTCCATACTTCTTGTTGATCTGGTTGCTGATTGGATCGTCTTCAAATTCTTCTTTAATCTTCTTCTTTGCCATGTTCAATATCTCTCAATGTTTTAAAAATATTTTTCTTGCCGTACTTCTTGTTTTGATGTTTTGCGTTTTTCTGGACTTTGATATCTTGCTTCTTGGTTACCTGCTCATCTAATAATAGCTGGTACTTCTTTATTACACCAACAACTTTCGGATGATTAAGAGAAAAAATACCTCGGAACTCGGAAGAGTGGATGGCTTTCACTAGTGCCGTCTCGCTGTATTCCTTAAGAATTTTATTCGCTGAGATTAATTGTCTCTGAAAAGTCCAGTCCCAAGGCTTTCGGTTCCAAAACTTGTAAGGCAAAGAGCCCTCGTTTTTCTTTTCGGAATTTCTGATGCACATAATCTCTGCAACGTAAGCGGCACAAGTGCAATGGTCTCCAGTCGTTTCATGTTTGTACCTGCTTTTTTCGGTTCGTTTTCTTTTTTTCATTGAATATCATAGCCTCCTCAAAGCATTGGCTTGGGTCGTCTACCATTTCTTTTTCCATTATTAGTTCTGGGACAAGCCACATTTGTTTATGCACCTCCTTGCCCTTAAGAACCCCCACTGTGTAATAGTTTGATGATGGGCCACCCATAGTGCCCATAACAGACCTTACCAGATACAAACCTTCGGCGTTCCTAACATCCATTATACACTTGTGTGATCTAAATTGCAAGTGCAAATCTTCAATAAAAACAAAATTTTTTTCGCAATGGCTCTTTACCTCTTGCCACACCTTGTAATCCGAAAAGAAAAAATGTTTCCCGTCTGATGTCATCACCTTGACCCACACAGCGTTAATGTCGCAGGTTTGGTAATGATTACTCCACTTTCCTTCGTCCATTGTTGTCACCTACTTTTTGATAGAGGTTACGCAGCTCGGTCGTTGCTTGTTTGGAGTAGATCTTTTGTCGTCAGCCATTGAAGATGCCCCCTCGGTCATCACGGTAGCACCCTTGTCATTCCTCGCAAACTGCTTATACAAAGGTGTCTCCTTTTGTTGTTCGGGCAGGCTGTTAACAAATGTTTTAATAATAGACTGTGCCCTGTCTAGGTCTCTGCACAAATTCTTGATATCAAAATCTCGGTGGTTTTCTATATAAAATTTTTCTGCTTTGCTTAGTGGTCCTTTTTTAGTCATTTAAAAATCCCCTTTGTGCCTTTGTTAAATAGATAGAGTTATTAGTTTTTAGGTATGTCATGTAGAAATCAAACGTGTTTCTAGAAGCCTTTCTTATCTTGGTTTCTATAAACCTTTCCCTCTTGCCGTAAGGGCCGTTGGGGTCAAGAGGGCCACTCTGATGCGTTCTTATGTAGCAGGTTTCAGAGCCTCCGGGGTTTGTCACCACCTTGGCGTAATGCGTTAGCATGTACTTCTTATCATTACTTATAATATTACCCGTCTTGTCATATAGCTCGACAATACTCTCGTTCTTCTCGACATAACCCCTGTTTACATATTTCATTTTCCGCCCTCCAGTATGTAGTTAGCTTTTTGTTTGCTTGTCATAGCGTTGATCTCTTTGTTTGTAGCCGCGGCATTAGAATGGTGCCAAGGCTTGCTGACGCTTGGTTTTCCTTCGTTCTTTTTGTGTTGCATTTCTTGGATCTTATTCTTATTAGCTTTAGTGTTACGATCTGCTAGATTCCCTATGGTGCTAGCATTTTTTACGCTAACATGAATTCCCCCGTTAAGCACTCGTCGTAATTTATTTTTTCCACATTCCGAACACTTTTTTAGGGGTGCGTCATGAAATTTTTGAAGCACGTCCTCAAAAACACAGCCACACCCATCACATTCATAGTCGTGTAATGGCATTTAAACCTCCAATGCATTTAATACGTTACCTATAATTCCGTTTCGTTGTATGTCTTCGTTTTCCAGCCTGCAAATACCAACGCCTTGCACGTCTTCTAGTCTGTTCATACAATAGTCTAAGCCGCTTCTACCCCGAAGGTCGTCTTGTTTAACGTCCCCATTAATTAGTACTTTTGAGTCTGTTCCCATTCTAGTGATAAACATCTTTATTTGATCTATTGTGCAGTTTTGTGCTTCGTCTAATATCATATAGCTGTTGTGAAAAGTTAACCCTCTCATGATTTCTAATGGCTTATATTGTATGTGCCCCCCGTTTGAATAGAGGCCATAAAAAGACTGAGTTAAAAAGTACTTTAAGTTTTCTTGCATTGGTAACAAATAGGGTGCTATTTTCTCGTCGAGTTCCCCCGGTAAAGAGCCGATATCTTTTCCGGCACAAACCAAAGGTCTAGTAATAATTACTTGATCTACCATTCCTCCGTGGAGGTGGCTTGCGGCAATTCCCGCCGCAATAAAGGACTTGCCCGAACCAGATGGCCCAGAGCAAAAAATGATATCATTCTTGATAATAGATTTTATATATTCTTTTTGGTTTGGCGTTTTTGCCTCTACCGAGATAACCCTTCGTTTGTTTTTTTTGTTGTCTTTTCTAGCTCTCTTATGGTTCATACGGTTTACCTTTGGATAGAAATTTATTATGTTGTTATAGTTTTACGTCTCCAAAATCCATATCCTCTAAGTCGTTTTTGCTTGCACCAATTTTATAGCTGGTTATTTCGTGCTCTTGTGGTGCTACCTGAACCGACTCAGAACTCATCCATGGTTCTGTCCATCCGGCAACAGGGTTTTTACCCGCGTTTTTGTAAGGCAGGCCAATGGTTTTACGACGAGACATACATAGCCAATCGATATATTGATGTAACACAGTCTCGTTTAATCCAATGATAGATCCATCCTTAAACAGATAGGACGCCCACTTTTTTTCCTCATCGGCAGCCCTTTCAAACATTTCTACGGCATTTTCTTGGCACTGTTCTGCCGTTTTAACGAATCCTTCGTCTTCTTCTCTATGAAGAATCTTTAGTATTTCCTGAGTATTTGCCAAGTGTAAGGCTTCGTCACGCTTAATCAACTTTACGATGTCTGCGTTTCCGGCCATCTTTTTGTTTTCAGCAAAAGCAAACGAACAGATAAAACTCACGTAAAACCTGATTGCTTCTAAAATGTTGATACTAATGAGGGTCATGTAAATTTGTTTTTTTAATTCCGGCAATCTTGCTGAGTCACAATCCCTCCCCATTCCCATTAAATTGTTGTAGTCTTGGATGGCACTTTTCGCACGTTTCATAATCTCCTTATCTTCGTAGATGCCTTCAAAGATTTCTTTGCTGTCTGCATAAACATTTTGGATGATATATGAATAAGACTGACTGTGAATTTTTTCAAAGAACTGCCAAGTCATCAAACACGCCTCAAGCTCCGTATTTGTAACATATTCTAGCAGGGTTGGAACACCACGACAGATGACGCTATCCAACATGGTTTGGTACTTGAGGTTTGACGTGAAGATAAACCTCTCGTTGTCTGATAACAACTTGAAGTCACCACGGTCTTTTTTAAGCTCAATCTCTTCTGGTCTCCAGAAGTTCATCATCTGCTTGCTATCCAGCTCTTTAAAAATCGGATACTTAATCACGTCGTATCTCTGAACACCCAAGTCTTTTCCCAAGAAAAGAGGTTGAGACATAGGATCTACGCTCCTAGTGTTAAATATGGTTTTAATTTCTTTTCTCCTTGGTTTTATATGCAGTTACGTGTTCGCCGAAGTATAAGCTCGACCCCTTCTTCCAGTTCTCTTTTGCCCAAAGGGGTTGCAAATTGGTATAATGGAAGCATTCTCGTTGCTGCTGCTCATTCGTCAGGTCAAATGCTGCACAGGGTATGATATGATCTATGTGCCAGCCATGCGTTGTCCAATTGTCCCAACTCATACCCTTTTGAAACTGATCCTCAAGATATTCCATGAAAAACTCGATGCTACACCCCAAAAGGTCAAAAGCACTCGTTGATCTCTTGCCTTCGCAATTCTTGATTTCGAAATAGAGACGATTACGAAGATTAGCTGCTATTTTATGGTGAGGGATTTTCCTTCTATCGCGAGTGTATTTGTTCCACCGCTCCTTGTTTTGCAGTTTCCAACCTTTAGCATATTTGGCTTTTCTGATTTTCCTGCAATCATCACATTCGTGCCTTCGATAGCCATCCAAGACTACAAATTCAAACATTGGTCGAAACTCGTAACAAGTTTTACATTCTCGCAAGGGTACTTTGAAGGGGTCCATACCCCTTTTTTTCCAAGCTTGAAAGGCAGACTCAGCATCAATCATATTGCACAGGCTCCCGATTCACAACCCATATCTTTTTCTGTCTCGCCGTCTCCATCTGGAGTGTTGGCGTAGTAGAAATTCTTTAACCCGTGTTTATAGCCATATACTTGATCTTTAATTAGTTCGCTAAGGGGGATGTTGCCATCCTCGTGATGTGCGTAGTTATAGTATAAATTTGTGCTCATGCTCATGTCGGTAAACTTTTGGATAACCGCCGCGATATCTATAATAGCTTTATTACTTGTCATTTCCCACGCTAAAGTATAATAATTTTTACGGGTACGATAATTTGGTACAATTTGCTTCAAAATTCCATTTTTAGCTTTTTTATACAAGAGCAAACTGCGTACTGGTTCTATTCCGTTTGTGCTATTTTGAATAACGCTAGAGGATTCGCAAGGCATGATGGCAGACAGCGTTGAGTGTCTAAGGCCGTGCTCTGCTATTCTTTCTCTTAGGCTTTCCCAGTCCATGTTATAAGACGGTGACACGAGTTCATCAACCGTTTTTTTATACCAGTCTATGGGCAATAAGCCTTTAGCATATTTGGTATCACTAAATTTATTGCACGGGCCTTTTTCCTCGGCTAGTTCGCACGAAGCACTAAGGAGGTGCCACTGAATTTGTTCCATTGTTTCGTGAACCAGCTCTAACGCCTCTTGATCGCCATATTGAAGCTTGCTTTTTGCTAGAAACCCAGCTAGATTAGTTATCCCAACACCTAAAGACCTACGGTTTTTGGTAAAATTTTCAGCAGCTAAAACTGGATATTCTTGGTAATCGATTATGGCCTCTAGAGTTCTAACGGCCATTCTGCATGAGTCTTGGATATCGGTCTCACCGCCTACTTCTAAAAGGTTTAATGCCGATAGTATGCAAATACCAATTTCGCCTTCTGGGTCTTCTATAGACTGTATTGGCTTTGTGGGGTGAACAATTTCTTGACACAGGTTAGACATATGAACAGGAATGTCCCAAGAGCCGTTTTCATTAGCTGTGTCTAGATTCATGGAATAGATGCGGCCAGTTTCCAGTCTTTCTCTGGCAAATATTTCTGCAAGCTTACGAGCAGGAATTTTCTTTTTAAATTTCAATGATCGAGCGTTCTCATATTTTTGGTATAGAGCGTCAAAACTTTCATTGTCCCCAAAAGCATCATAAAGCCCCTCTGCCTCGTGTGGGCTGAACAGTGTTATGTCCTCATTGTTTATTAGTCTGTCATAGAACAGTTTAGAAAATTGAACGGAGTAGTCAAGCTTGCGAACCCTGTTGTCGTCGGTTCCAGCATTATTTTTTAGAACTAGAACATCTTCAATTTCATAATGCCAGAACGGGATGTGGACAGTTGCTGACCCCCCTCTAAGGCCGTTTTGGCTGGTGGACTTAACAGTAGATTCAAAATTTTTAAGATACGGAATGAGCCCTGTATGAAGAACCTCTCCACCTCTGATTGGAGAGTTAAGAGGGCGAAGCCTGCCAATGTTTAAACCGATTCCTGCACGCCTAGCGGTGTATTTTCCCACGGCGTGTATCGAGGAGAATATTCCATCTAAATCATCGCTAACATCAACCAGTACACAACTAGCAAATTGCTTTATGTTTGTCCTAACCCCAGCCATGATTGGTGTCGGCAGATTAATCTTAAAGGTAGAGTAGCAATCGTAAGCCCCTTTAACGTCATCTATGTTGTCAAACAAGCACATAGCAATGGCCATGTAGGCAAACTGTGGGGTTTCGTAAATATTTCCAGAGCTTCTGTTTTTAACCAAGTATTTATCAATTAGCTGTTGCAATCCAGCATACGTAAAAGAGTTGTCACGATTATGGTTTATGTAATTTCCAAACGCCCCTATGGTTTTGTTGTCCCACTTGTCTAGGATGTATGGGTCGTAGATCCCATTGTCTACATTCCTTTCCAGAAATATTAAAAAATCTGTAGGCTTGTCACACCCCCAAACGTCCTTTCGCAATTGCATGTTCAGTAATCTTGCTGCGGCATATTGGTAGTTTGGTGCAGACTTAGAAATCAAATCGTTAGCCGACTTAATCAAAATTTGGTGTATTTCAGCGGTGCTGATGCCGTCGTACAGGGAAAGGTTAGCGTTCATCTCAATGTCTGAGAAGGAGACACCGGTTAGCCCGCCAGTAGCCCACAAAACAGCTTTGTGTATTTTCTCGACGGAGAAATCTTCTGTCTCTCCATTGCGTTTAGTGACTTGCATTTAATCGTATTTTCCTTTTCAACTATTATAAAAAAATCCCTGCACGGCTAGGCTCTGTCGCTTCCGCACAAGGATCTGTATGTCTTATTTTATGGTCTTCACTTCGCTTGCTGTTTCCTTCTTTTTCCTGTTCTGGAGGTTGCTATATATAATAGCTTGTACTAGGCCATTTGGCCATCTAGTTCTTTAGAAATAGTACCAAAAATTAAAAAACGGTAGGGAGAAGAGTGTCCTCTCCGCTACCGTATAAGTATAAGCCATTAAACATTCTCTACTTGGTGTTGTCTTTGAGCCATTTAATAGCCGTTTCTAAAGCTACTGCAACGATAGGAACAAACAGTATCCCCATCGTTCCGAGGTCAAGGGTGTCTAAGTTTTCGACGGCGTATGTTAAACTGGCCGCAGCACCGATAAGAAGGGCGTTTTTCCCTAACGCGGAAACGTCTGACTGATTTAATTGAAATTTCTTGGAATCGTTCATACTGATTCTCCTTATGCTTGTTTATGAAGACGTATTAAAAATCCTTCGTGAATCCCTTCTTTTATCTTGTAAGGGAAACCAATAAAGTGAATTTTGTTCCCATTCACAGATGTGGTTTCGATGTCTACTTTCCTGCACATATCAAGACAGGACTGAAACTCCTTCAGAAATTCCTCTCTGTACTTTTCGTCTATTACTGCTATCCAGTCGTATCCTTCAGACCAGTCACCGTTTTCTTTTATTAAGCTTTGAAATGCCTCGTTAGACCAGATTGCTCTTCCTTTTTTATCTGTTTCAAATAATGGCTGATCTGAATAGTGTAGCGATGCTTTCGATCTCTGGTCGAGAACCTTTTGTCTTATTTCTATTCTGTCACAACTACTTTTTAGTGAGTTTACAATATCTTTTAAAGACCCCCCACCGTTTGGAGTTACTTCGTTTTTAATAGTTTCAATTGATTTTTTGATACATTCTTGTTCCCGTAAAAAGACTCTACTAACCTTGAAGAGCTTCCATAGAACAACGACTGCGGCACTAGCTGCACCAATCAGGGTTACGATTGCTGTTGCTTCTTCTGGTGTAACCATTAGCGAACCCCCCCGAAAAAGATCCTCCGACCCCCCAATTGGGAGGTCAGAGGTAAAAAACTAAAATCTGTTTAAAAGATTATATAATAATATACGATTTAGTTTTTAGCTTTCAGGAGCTTCCTTGGATTTGTAATCCTTGTTCTCAGGATTTTTACCGCCAAACATGTAGGTAAGTTCACCCGGAATTGCTCTAGTGGGATTAGCAGCAGAGTCGGCAGAGTTTGTGACACCTCCAGCCGTGGCGGGGTCAATAAAGTTTCTGGAAGATCCAGCATCTCCACCTTTGGTAAGGTATCCATTGATTGTCGTCGAGGGTGCTTTGTAGGGATCAATGCTAGTCGTTGCACCCGATCCTACCACTCGATGACTTGAAGTTTGACTGATACCGTCTCTTGTGGCGTTTGCACCATTGCTATCAGCAGCGGCACTTGTCAAGGCAGTGTTAGCTGCACCACTTAGAGTGCTAGTAACGTTACCACCCTGCATAACCCACTTAGTAGCACCTGCCTCATAGGCAAGGGTTCCACCAGCCAAAGCCTTGCGGACACCAACTCTGTCCGTTGTTGCTGCACCGGTTCCGTCATTAGCAAGAACCTTTGAGCCAATAACTCCACCAAAATCGTCAGCTACATCAGCGAGGCTCATGCTTTTTGTCATAGGACTGTTAGAAGCAACAGCTCCACCTTTAATAATTGATCCACCATCTCTTTTTTCGCCAGTGCCAACAGCTTCGTCGCCAGCACCAGAAGGTCGTACAGTACTCATAGGAAATCTCCTTTAGTAAAATGATATAAAATTTTTAGATCCCCTATATCCAGTAATCGTAGTTCCAGTTCCTAGTGTATTATACACTAATTTGCCATAGAATGTCGTAGCTTTTTTAGATTTTTTTTCAATCTTATCCTTATAGTTTCGCCACAAACCCCTCTGCTCTCTGCGATCTCTTTAATGGTCATGTTTTTATAGAACCTGTCATAGATAAGCTCTGGGTCATCACATTGCTGTATCTCGTCCAGCATATCTATCCTCTCTAGGTCGTTTTTTCTGTCTGGGACATTGAAATTTAGCTGGTTTGTTTTTGCCAGATTAAACTTCCTTTGCGTAAGACATTCAAACACTACCCCTCTATGAAGGTATGAAGTAAATTTACACTTAGAGCCTTCAATGTACTTATTCTTGGCCTTCCATAAGGCAGATAAAATACAGGTTTGTATTTCGTCTCTAGATAAAACATTGGAAAATGAGGAGGCCGCTTTGTTGGCAACTCTAACAACATCCTCGTTTTTTAAACAATCATCAATACCCTTATTCAATTTTTTATTCAATTTTTTTTCCCTTATTTATAATAGTTTGTTCTATTTTTCTTCTAACGTCTTTGAAATCAAACATTCTTCCTACCCCAACGAAGAACCTGTACCTACTAAGAACTTTCAGCACTTCAACACCCTCCGTTGAGTCTAGTTTGTCTTTTACATCCTCCGTTATATTAAAATTAGTGTAGCCCATCCAGCAGTCAAAGCTGGCTATTAAGTTGACATTTTTTACAAGTTCGTCATCTACTGGAATCATTACGTCTTGAGTGTTGGCAGACGTTTGGTTTGTCTGCGGGTATTGTTCTCGCTGAGACTCCATTAGCTCTTCAATCTCCTCCTCTGTGAAGTTGCTTGTAATATCTTCCTCTTCATACATGTTTTCGTAGAAGGTTTTGTACAGGGAGGCTAGTAATGGAGATTGCATTTGTTGTTCTAGCATGTCTTCGTATTTTTGCCAGCCTATTTTTTGTTTAATATTCATGATAACTCCCCTTTATAGCATGTCTGAAGGTTTAATACACGGCTCGTTTCCTCTACCCTCTTCCTCTTCCTCGCATTGTTTTTCCAGACGATCTAGGAACTTTTCCGACTTTACTATGACAGTAGCTATTAGTTGTTCAAGTTCCTCCGTTTTTCCGTCTTCCATAAAGGCTCTTTTGACTATATCCATGGTTTGTACCTGAAACGTTATTGTTGGTATAGATGCTATTAAATACCCAAGTTTCTGGACTGTATCGTTAGCGTAGTCTTCTAGGTCTATGTCTACATAAAACTCTCCATCCCTAGCTACGCGATAGGTAATGGTTGCTATATCTCTTGCTGGCTCCTCTTTGGAGTCGTCTTGTTCTTCAAATATCATAGATTTTCCAAAATAATAGTTGCTGTGTTTTCCCAAGACAATTTCAACGCGGTTTCTACACCAGCGTGGTTAACCTGTTCACGCAAAAGGGGATCGCTTTCATGAAACGCTTCCATGTATTGTTGTAGTTGCAGTATTTGTGCTTCTTCAATTTTTGCCCAGTTACCCTGACCAAAAAACCACTTCCCGTCAAAAGCTGGTTCTTTATCTGTTATCGTCACCAAGTCGCAGTTTTCTTGAGTACAAAATTCAGTATGTGCAGAATAGTTGGTAGCTATAACGTGTTTCCCGATAGACATCATTTCCAGCAGTTCTAGGTTCCACCCCTCTCCTCTAGACGGAAAAACTCCGCAATCAGCTTTGCACATTATATTATACACCTCTGCTTGTGTCTCAGCCCTTGGAATAAGCCTGACCTTGGGGTGGTTGTATAAATTAGCCCATTTGTGCTCTTCTTCAGGGGAGTTAAAGGGGTTTTCACACATCATCCATAGTTCAACGTTTTCATGGTTTTTAGCAACATTTTTGAACGCCTCTATGAGGATGTCATGCCCCTTCCTAATCTCCCATTTTCCGCAATTAAAGAAGATTGTTTTGTTGTCCTCTTTGAGGTTTTTATGGAGAGGAAAAACACTTCCATCTACCCCTAGCGGAACCACGCGGGTGGGCACGTTTAGATGTTTTGTAACGCTTTTTGCCCAGCTTGAGCAAACAAATAGCTCGTCTACCGATTTTAAATGATGCGTTTCTAGCTCGTTAAAAGTGTCTAGCTCGAAGATTGGAAAACCAATGTGTTTCCCGCCACCTACGAACTGGGCCATGTCATGCTGATGCCATATTTTAATACACGGAGCATTTCTGTCAAACGCATGTGAGTTATCTATTCCAATTTTAACTGCCTCAGCATCACCCTGAGTTGTTACTTGAGGTTGACCAATGGGGAATAATGAAACATTAGCAACACTAGACAACGCTCTAAAAACGTTTAACCCCACCACTCCGTATCCCAACTGATTAATTGGTGCCATTAAGTTAATGTTCATTTTTAAAATACTCCTTAATGAATTGTTCTACCGTCTCTACTTCTGGATGACGCTGAAACAAATCTGTAGCGACCGCTATGGACTCCCTCTTTTTTAAGCCAAAGGAGGCAAGAACGGCGATGCAGTCTTGAAACAATCCGTCGTCGGGCTTGTTCTGTTTGACCTCTTGAACTATAAGAGGTGGTGGCTCATCAGCACAGCCAACGTCAAACCCCCTAAGAAGGTCAACGTTATCCTCGTTGAATTTCTGGAAGAGGGGTTTTACATTCTGACTTAAAGCTCCATAAAGAAAACACCCACAACAATACATAACAAACGCAAGTGCTATCAAAAAGGCTACCAGCTCTTGCGGGTCTGCATAGTGAGTACTTGTTTCCATGAATATACGCTCCGTAAAAAAATTAGTTAGTTCGTCTCTTCGTCACACCCTTGTAATTATACTATACATCGTCCTGTTTGTCAACCCCTCTTGAGGAAATTATCCAAAATTTTCCTGAAATGTGACAAAAATATCGTTCTTATACACAAAAAGCCCCGCCAAGAATCTTTTCCTGACGGGGCTGTATGTAAAATGGGGCGACAGTTCAGCCACGTTACGCAGTTAATGCGGCTTCTACAGCCTCGCGTTTTACAATTGTTGATGGATCAGGGCCAAGTGAAATTTCATCTGCCATAACGCAAATGGAAGTCTTTTTGACCTGATTTTCATCTTCATAGTTATCAATCTTTAGCTTACCTGTAATCGAGACTAATCGACCCTTGGTAAGCATAACGTTCAGATTTTCCGCCATCTTGCCAAAGCAAAGAACATTGATAAACAACGTGTCATCATTTCGACGGTCGTTTACTGCTATTCTAAACTTAGACATAGAAGTTCCCTTCTTGGTGGTAGTAAACTCTGCGTCCTTAGTAAGCCTTCCGGCTCCATTCCAACAATTCTGATTCATCTTAAATCTCCAGTGCTGATCTAATTTTTCCACGTACAACCTGTGTGTTACCGCGATTGGAAACACCACCAGCTGCATTATAAACATGACTCGTAAACTCTTTTGTCAAACCCAATGCTCTACCAGCCTTCAGGGTTTCACGTTTGTTTGTACCGTAAACGGTTTTGGTCAATCGGTATGCAACAGCAGTTACCGGATTGAATACAAGCCCACGGTAGGCACCTCGCGTGCCTTGGCCTGTGATAGCCCTTTTACTTACTTCCCAAGAGTAAGACGACGGCAATTCTGCCAACGTAGTATAAAACTCATTACTTTTCATTTTTTTCTCCTAAAATTCTTTCGGAACTTCTTCTGGGTTAACCGAAGATGTGGTGTTTTCACCACCGTCTTCGACGACAACTTCTTTGAGGGTGTCCACACCCTCGTTTAAATAGCTTTGTAGTTTTTCAATCTCTTGGTCTATGGCAACCTTTCTCTCTTCTAGTGTCTTTATTTCTCTTTCGACATTTAGAAGGTGTGCTTGAACCATGTCTTCCATCGATGGCATTTTGTTTCTCCTGTGATTCGGTTTTCGGTTTCGGGTATGATAACTATTATAGCCCACGGTAATGAAAAAGTCAAGTGCTTTATGGTTTATTTTTCAAATTTTTTGGCACTTGATAAAAGCATGCTGTTGTCGAGGTTGCTCTTTGGGGTGAATTTAAATTTGATTTCGTCTTTTACGAGTTCTAATATTTTTTCGTACCTGCTCCACGGTTCCCTTTTTGGAGAGGAAATGTCAGAAAAGCAGACCTCTGATATACCACACTGATGAAGCATCTGTAGGCACTGTAAACATGGCATTGCTGTTATGTAAGCCGTTGCGTCGAGCGTAGATTGCCCGTTTCTAACCGCGTTGTAAACAGCGTTTGCCTCCGCGTGGATCATGAAGGGGTATTTTTCTGGCCTAGTGGTGGGTAGTGCGTGGTCATCGATTCCTCTGATAAACCCATTGTAGCCGGAAGAGATGTTTGTCTTGTTTTTTACAAGCACGCACCCACACTGAGTTTGCGTATCGTGACTTCTTCTCGACCATAGGGTCGCTTCAAGGAAAAAGATGTTATCCCAGCTCGTTGGGTGATAATGCTGCTGGATTAGGTGATACATTTGAATGCCCCCTACTTGTGTTTTTTTCTAAAATACTTCTTTATGTCCTTGGGGAGGCTGTCACTTAGCTTCTCACCCCTCTCGGTTAAAACGTAATAAAAATGCCCGTCCTCTCCCACCAACTGGTCTATCAACCCTCTTTTCATTAGAGTGATGAGGGATTTGGATAAATTATCCTCTAGGCGAGTTTTTGATTTTTCTAAAAAGGTCAGCATTGGTGGCTTGTCGTCTAGCGAGAACTCTAAGACATCAAACATTGTTTGTGAGGATTCGGCGTTTGGTAATAGCTTCTGACACTTGGTTGAATACTCCACGGCTTCATGGAGATCGGTATACACCCCCATGGGTTCAACCGAAAGGGTGTCCATCGCGGTCAGCTCTACTATCACTAAAACGTATATTTTTCCAGCAGTCATTTATATTTTCATTTCCTTTTTTATGGAAAAAATTTCCTCAACGTTTCTAATCTATCTTCTGCGTCAGCCAGTTTAGCAAGAGCTTCGTTTAGGTTGCTGTGTAGGTCTGATGTGCTATGATCCCCAATGCCAGCGGGGTGATCCAGCATAATTGCTAGGCTAGTCAATGCCTCGGAACGATCTTTCTTTGCATTCAACATTAATGCGTTCAATGCTTCTTCCTTAAAAGTACTCATACCATCTCCTTTAAATTTTTCCTAGTAAACTTATCTTTCATAAGGCCATATTCTTGCTAACTCGTCGGTTACACCCTGAATCTCTACGATCCAGCGTCCATATTTACCCGTCTTGTTTGTTTTGATTATTACCTTTCCCTCGTAAGGAAAACTACCTTTAGCTTGATCGAGTAAGTCTCTACACTTCTTGGTTGCCAACTTAAAGTCTGCGTGTCCTCGTTCTGGTGTGTCAACACCCGCAAGCCTGCCACGTATCTTCATTTGGACACTAAAGCCTAAGTCTACAATAAAATCAACGGTATCACCATCAACTACTCTATCAACTACTGCTTTGTATTCGTACATCTATTATTCCTTATACATCTGTCTGTGCTTACGATAAAGATTTTTATTGGCATAATACTCTTTCGTCAATAGCTCTGAAAGTATGCCTTTTAATTCTTCGTCTTGAGCAGAGTTTATCGCTTTCACGGCTATGTCTTTCGCTTCCGCACGAACCACAAGTAAATGGTCTTCTTTGTTTTGGGGTTTTCTTTGTCTGTAGTCTCGCCAGTTACGTTCCACTATTGAACATCCCCTATCAACGAGCTAGAAGATTGTGTTTTGCCACCCCCTACCGAAAAAATTGTGTGAATGCTGTTGGCTTGGCAGTATTCTTCTTCTGGGATGCGTCCCTCTTTTTGATCGCCGCCATTCATGAATGTAATCGATTCTACGAACGGGTCGTATTGGTTACTTTGATATATCTTCTCTATACTTTTTACCACTGTCCCGTCTTCGTCTATTGCTATTAAGGTGTGGTCAACCGCCGCTAGAGCCTTGACAATTCGCTCTCGGGATTTTTCGTCCATAAATGCAACGCTACCTTTAAGCCCCACTTGGGTGTCACTATTTACAATTGCGTACAGCATGTTACAGCGACTTTTAGCGTCCTCAATGTAATCTAGGTGGCCTGTGTGAAGCGGGTTAAAGTAGCCAGAAATTATACCTATTCTCACGAGTCTTCTCCTATTCTATTGTAATCATCCTTAATTCTTATTATGTCGCCTTCTTTGCAAACCCCAGTTTGAATCTCAACAAAAACTAAATCGGAATCGCCGATATTTTCTACTCTATGCACTTGGTATTTTTCTATTTCTACCGTGTCCCACACTGATATTTTAAACTTAGAGTTTCCCACTTGCATTTCGCCGCTACCTTTTATAACCTTCCACCATTCATCTCTGTGTTCGTGTAGCTGTAGGCTTAGTCTTTGTTTTGGTTTTACGGTTATCTTTTTAACTTTTACGTTAGGCTCGTCAAGCACAACCCTGAAAGAACCCCAAGGTCGCGTTTCATGCTCTTTGTCTCCAGAATAACCACCAACGTTAAGAAATACTTGGTCTTCTTTATCGACCTCTTCTAGTACTGGATTAACTGTCCCACAGAAGTGACAACGCTCTTCAGGTAGCTTGTCCTTGTCAATTATACTGACCACATGGCCACAGCATCTATATTTGTATTGTCTCACGCCCAGTTCTCCTGCGTGAACCATTTATCAAAGTCTTCCTGCTTGAGAACAACGCCCTGTTTCCCACCCATATAATATATCGGTTGTATTAGGTTGTTTTCCTTAGCATGACTATAGAAGTCTTTGACCTTTTGCGACCACATAATACCCCACTTAATTTGATCCGCTTTAGATTCTATTAACCGGACGTGCTTTTCGAGATCATAATCTTTTGGCTTACGCATGTCTGTGCCACATCGCACAGAGTTATAAATAAAAAGTATACTTGCACCTTCTCTTATGTAGGCTTTTAAGTCATTTTCTTTCAGGGTAAATTTACCAGCGGTTGGAACCCATTTGATTTCTAGTGGGTGATCCTTTTTCATGGTGCGTTTTGGGTGGTTCTGAATATCCACCATATAGTCAGCTCCGGCTGTATTCCCCTTGGCAATAAATTCTCCGTCATTACCACAGCCGTTATCTCTCGGGTTTTCTAGGAGGACGGTCTTCTTTTTCCGGAATATACCCACCCACTTGTCAAAGAAATATTTTTCTAGCTTAGTGGAGAAGTATATGTCTTTTTTAAAAGTGTTTTTGCTTCTATTATCAAATCTAGTGTTCATTATTACTCCGGTGGAAAAATGATTTAATTCTTGTCCATAAAGATTGTTGGGTTTTTCTTTTTTTGTTTTGCCTGTCTGCCCTTTTGTACACTCGCTTTATCTGATGTGCCGATTTATTTTTTAGTAATTTCGCAACCCTGAAGTATGCTGAATCTGTCATGTTGTCTGTTTCGGTTTTCATTTTTGCTCTTTCATAAACACGTATAGTGGGGTGTGTTCTCCAACGTATGCACAAAATGTATTGAACTCAAGCCACTCATTGGCTTCGTCATGGGTCATCCCGTCGTCCTTCACGCAGATTTCGACCATCTTTTGAGCATCGTAAGCCACCCTTCCTGAATCGCAGCCGCCACAAACGCCAATAATAGCACCGTCATAACCATCGGCAAACAAAAGGTCATCATCATAACGGTCAGACAACTCCTCACGAATCCCCATTTTCTAGCTCCTTTTCTTTTTTCCATTGGTCTTTCTTTTTGTTCCACGCCTCTTGATGTTTTATCTTCAGTAGTTTTTCTTTGTCGTCGATTATATTGTTATGTGCCCTAATCTCTTCAAGCTCTTTCTCGTCTATCTTGTGGGATTTGTATGCTTTTTTTTTAGCCATTTTTTTATAAGTGGAGGCGGCGGGAATCGAACCCGCGTCCTGTCTGGTTTCCATAGCAGTATCTACATTGTTAGTACGTTGTATTCACACAGCGAACAAAGTTATCCGACTTATCGGAGTCAGATGGGTGTACCATCATTTCACTTTTAGCTCAAGGAGTGAACCCTCTATCTAAGCTCGACTTAGCCCGTTACCATTTGGGTGATAAGGCATGGCAAAAGCCCCAGCAGCTAGGCTGCAATCGCGAAACTAGGTTCAGCAATTAAAATTATAATCGGTTTTTATACTGACCATCCGATCAACCAGTCAATGCAACTAATACTTTCACCATCAGTCGATGCCTGTGTCACCCCCATTTTTTGTTAAATAGTTTCTTCTTGATTATCCACCATGTGGATTTTAATATGCTTGTATAGTTTGCTTTGCCGCCGTCTTCATATAAACCGAAGTGTTCTAATGAACATTTGTTGCAGTAAAAATCATGACATATCCTACAGCGATAAGCGTCCTTGTATCTTATCTCTTCTTTGCACTCTTGACAATTAGTATTAACCATAATGTGTCTCTAGTATGCTTTTGGTTTCTTTCCAGCCCGTTACACAGTAGTGCTTGTCGGCCTTGTTTGCAATATGATAGTCGTTGCCATCTTGATGACAACTATCTCCAAAGAAAACGGTTCTTCCAGCCATATCTGACAAGATTTGCGACTTGTCTTTACCTTTGGGGTAAATATCTATGCTAATCTCGCCCCCAATGGAAAATTCTAGCTCTGGATATTTGACAGAAAGTTGTCCTACTATTCTTTCTCTTTCTTTGTTTTGCTTATCCCACGTAAAATATTCTTTTCGTAGTTCGTTATCAGCATCTCGACCCACTGTAGATATGTTCATCATACCGACGCGATCCTCTATATTATTCGCCGCCCGCCCACACCACTGACTCTCGTTTACTAAGTCCATGATGTCGATTGTCAAAATAAGTGGTGTGTTCCACGGCGATTGCTTTACCAGACTATTTCTTTCATAAAGTTGATTTCCACAGTTCTGGTAACAGCCATTCACAAGCCTATATAAAGGAAGGCCAATTTGTTGGACTGTTTTTTGTTTATTCGATCCGGTTACTAGGAATACGCTATTGCCAATTCCTTTTTGAGTATTTATCCAGCTCCCGAAAAAGTTTTTAAACTCTTTGGACATCACGCCCCTTGGCGGGGTAAGGGTTCCGTCTACATCGAATAAAAAAGCAGTCATTTCTTTTTAAGATAAAATCCGTTTTAATCCGTTACTCTGAGTGAGTCGCCAACAATCCATGCAGCAGCTACTAGAGTTACGTTAGTCACCGTCTCGGGATTAACAGTTCCTTCGCCGAACACCGCGTCGGCAAAAACCACAGCAAGACCGGCAACGCCGACCCAAAACCGTCTAGACTTAACCATAGTCTTAAGTTTATTAACCATCTGTACTTCTCCTTCTTGATATTAAAAAAGTTACTTCTAATTACACATTCATTATATGTTATATATCGGCGTTTGTCAAGAGGAATCTTGAATAAAACGCATTAAAGAGGGGAAATGTTTTTAGAACATCCCTCCAACTCCTCCCTTAAATATGATAAGGTATGCGGCAATAGCGGCTACTATCATAAAAACCAGCCATTTTCTCTTAGTGCCTACCGCAAGAGCCTTAGCTGTGAGAGCTTTGATTTTTTCGATTCGGAAGTCTCGCCTTTCTTTAGCTTTGTCAGCTTTTTCTTGTTTTTTTGCTTCACGGTCTGCTATCCGCTGCTCCCGTTTTGTTTTTTCTTCTTCGGTTTCGTCAACGGGAGCTACTTCATTTTGCTCGCCGTTCCACAATTCCGACATCCAGTTCAACATTCCCATCTTAAACTCCTATTTCTAATATAATAGTTATTGTCTCCAACCCTTCATCAGTAGTCTGATAGCGTTTCCTCCAAGAATCTTCTGAATCTCATCGTCACTATATCTTCTTAATGAAGTTAAGTATCTTGTCAGTCTTGGTAGTTCCGATATGTCAACCATCTCGTCTGGAGGGTCTGTAAATCCGTCATAGTCTGTACCTAAACCGATCACATCGACTCCTGCGACATCTCTCATGTGACTTATGGTTTGTTCTATGTATCTCATGCCTAAAGGGGTGTCTGTGGGGCTTAACCAGTAGTTCATGAATATAATTCCGGCAACACCTCCGTTGTCAGCTATCCATTTAAGCTCCCAGTCCTCTAGGTTGTATGGGTCACGGTTTATTTCAAAACATCCAGTGTGACTGGAGAGTACACGGTTTTTTCTTTTTCCAACTATCTCGTAAATCTCAGACCTAGCTTTCGGTGTGCAGTGAGCTATATCAATTAGCATACCTAGTTCGCACATTCTCTCCACTACAGATTTGCCTAGTTTGGATAGTCCAACATTCATGTCCCAGCCAGCCATTAGACTTTTCCAATTGCTTTTTTTGATTCCATAGTTAGGGTAGGGAAACACTGGGTGTGCTATCTTGTTAGGGTAGAAATGTGCAAGTGTTAGATAGGCAACTCCTCTGTCTGCCAAATTCTCTAAGTTTTGCAAAACTTCTTCATCCACAACCTTCATATCTGACGAGGTTTCGCACTCAAGCCCCTGTAGGCTGTGACCACCTTCAACCGAGTGTATCATGGAGATATGCCCATTTTCAAGAGACGCTTCTAACTCGACTGGGTTTTTGACAAACTCTATCGTCTTAACGTCTTGATCTAGGTTTTTTTTATTGTAGAGGTCTACTTCTTTTTCCATAGCATCCATCATGGAAATTGTTGCGTCGTAGTAGAAGGGGTCAAAGACCCGTTTTTTTGTTGATGGCGATAACGCTAGAGCAAGGCTTATGAGTGACTGATCTTCCAGCCACTCTCGTTCTGGGATGTAGCAAGTAGAAAGAACAATGTCAACGCCGCCCTTCTCAATAAGAGGAAACGTGCTTCGCTGACTCAAAGGCCAAAACGCTCTTTTAAAAAGGGTAGATAAAAATTTAGTCTTACCTCCTGTTAAATCTCTGTCTAACAGAAACTTCTTTAGTACAGCGTGGTTATGTAGATCAACTACAACCGAATCATTGTGAATATTTTGCCAAGACATTTTAAATGTCCCCCTTAACTAAATAGGATTTCACGCCGATTTCTTGAGCAAGCTCGACGTTCTTTTTATTGTCGTCATAAAAATATATTTTATCGTAAGCGTCCGTTATTGCGAGTAATGCTTTTCTTTTACTTTCCGCTATAAGATTGCCCTCGTCCTTGTCTCCTAAGCAGATTATTTGTTTTGCTGTGATTCCATGTGGCTTTAGAAATTTTGCAATAGCATCAGCCATATCACTACTTCGTGCTGTCAGGATATAAACAGCATGTTCTTCGCTGCATACATCACTAGCTAACTTTATTAAATCTGTTGGATTACCGTTTTCTATAAGGTGGGGACATCTAAAATCAGCGAAGTCAAACTGCTCCTCTTTTTTTAGTTGGTAGCTATTAAACTCGGCTGGCGTCAACGTAAAAGATGTTCCAACGCAAGAATTGTCCGACCCTTGAACGCGAACAACCGCTTTTGTTGTTGCTAGAGTGTCGTCAAAATCAAACACAAATGCTTTTCTCATTTAATCTCCGATGTACTCATGTGAATAACAAACCCTCATAGACAAAGACTCCTTGACCATGTTATTATAGTTAGTTTTCCTACTGAGGTTGTCCGGTCTTGCCTTGCCATTTTTACTCGTCGGTCGCCATAGCTCGTTCTTGTTTCTGTATTCCCCCAGCTTGATATTAGCGGTTTTTGAAAAGAACCGTTTGTCCTCTAGTCTCAATATCTTGCCAATACATTCAGACATTCTATTTCCTATACCCATCCCCTGATAGTCAGATAGAACGACCAACCTATGTTCACGCCAAGCCCTTTTTAGTGACCCACTTGGCATAGCCAAGACAGAATTGAAAGCCACGGGATTCTCCCACAAGTAGGCTACCCAACATCGTGCCGCCTTGTTCATCGACTCTGCTAAATAGTGGTGCTTCTTAAAGATTTTCCAATAGGTTTCTTTAAGCTCTTTTGGGACTTCGTATACTTCTAGTTCTATGGTTGGTCTTTTGAACATTAGTAAATCTCTATTCTCGCCGCTTTTTTCATCAGTATCCTTGGGTCGGTATTGTCGAAACGCTGACCGCTATCGCAGTCAAACACCCAGTCGGGTTCTACCCAGTCAATAATGTCTTTGTGACAAGAGGCCAGAACCACGTTCTTTATGTCTTTTCTTCTTATGTATTTACTGAGTGCCACAGATAAGCTCTTTGCTGTTTCCCTGTTTACTTCAGAGGTGAACTCGTCTAGCACCATGTGGTCGTCGAGGAGTCTGGCTATCGCTGCACGATATTTTTCTCCATTGCTGAGAACATGGTACGGTTTGCACATGGTAGGAACCGAAGCCACACCACAAGCAAACAGTCTCTCTACAGCTTCCGCTGGACTACTAAAATGTGAAACTATAGCCTTGTCTGCACTCCACTCAGGACTCGGTCTGCAAACGTGACCGTCTGTTGTGGAAAAATAACTCTTTAGAATTTGGCTTTTACCGCTTCCACTAGCACCGACAATCATCCCTATGTTATACGAATCTGATTCTGGTTGCTCAAACTCTGGAATGTCGGTGGTGATCGTTCCATCGAACTCTAAATCAAATGCTTGAGCGACAAAGTCGGTAAACTCATCTGGCTCTACGCTAGTGCTTATTTTCATAACAACGCTTCCTATGACTAACTAAAATTTCCAATGTAAAGACCCATAAGCAAACTAATCCCAAGAAGAAATCCCAACAGGAAATCTTTCACCACTAAGTTCATGTTCTTCATACCCAACTACCCCCTATTAATATTGTTTTATTTGTCCTACTATATTATAGCATACCGAGATGAAAATGTCAAGCTAAAAATCCAAATTTATTTTAGGCGTACCGACCCCATTTATACCTGTATAGAACTCTTTATTTCCCCCCGAGTCATCATTATTTTTGGGAAGGATTTAATTCTTTTTGGTATATGGTAGCGGTTGTAGGCAGTATGGTCTTTAGTGCTAACAGATTCTCTTGGGCTAGTTTCGTTATTCGACCTATACAGGACTCGGTTGAAATGGTTGTTCAGAGCCGAGGTTTTTATTTTTTGCCATACTCTGGAGTGGTCGTACACTCTCTCATAACCTACAAACTGCAATGGACTAAGGTGAGGCTTCAGCCCAATTATTCACTTTATACAATTATTTGTGCAGCCTTGAATACTATGCTACTATTATTCAATATTTTTAGTGTAATGTTCAGTAGCTCCACGAGGAATCGAACCCCGAACTAGGGTTTAGAAGACCCTTGTTATATCCTTTTAACTATGAAGCCATACGTTTATATTATAGCACTGGTATCGTCATTGTCAATGAGAAAACTTTAGAAATACCAAAAAAATATAAGATGGTGTTTTTATAGATCGGCGTGATTTGGGTGAGACAACCCCTGTGTGCCTTTATT